CGGTCTGGGGAGTAGGGGTATTAACAGGGAAAAGACACGACAATAGCGATGCTACCCAAACAGTAAGAAAAAAGTTTATCAATGAATCGGGCTTATACAGTTTAATTTTAGGAGCTTCTAAACAAGGTAACAATCCAGAAATTAAAGCGAAGGCAAAGAAGTTCAAACGCTGGGTTACTTCAGAGGTACTTCCGTCTATTCGAAAGGATGGAGGATATATTCAAATAAATGAAACAGACGACGAAGTAACGATACTAGCAAGAGGTTTATTGGTTGCAGAACGAGCATTGGCGCGAAAGGACGCTTTAATTTTAGAACAAGAACGTGTTATTAACGCACAAAAGCCGAAAGTAAGACTTGCAGAAGCTATATAAGCGAGTAAGACAGCTATTTCTATTAGTGAGTTCGCTAAAATCCTAAACCCAAAACGGCATAAAGATGGGACAGAATCGCTTCTACGAGTGGTTACGTCAAAACGGCTACTTAATCAAACAAAGAGGAATTGACTACAATATGCCTACTCAAAAAGCTATGAATCTAGGCTTGTTCAGAATCAAAGAATCACCGTTTACAAAGTTCGGAATTGTCCGTATCAGCAGGACTGCAAGGGTTACTGGAAAAGGACAAGCCTACTTTGTAAATAAGTTTTTGAAGGAGACGAAATCCAGTGAAAACAACTAATAAGACGTGGTTATCCATGACAGAGGACAAAAAACAAGAGGCACTGACGGAATGTTTGAATATTAAAACGTAAAACCAATGTAAAGGGAGTGCTACAGAAGTGCAAGAAAAAGTCACTAGATCAATCGCATATTTAGCAGAATTATACTTAGATAAGGAAGATTTAAGACCTTGGGCTATCGCATGGTCAGGAGGTAAGGACAGTACAACGGTATTATCGCTAGTCCTCAAAATGCTAGAATCATTACCTACTGATAAAAGAACTCGCCACATACACGTTGTCATGAGCGATACTCGCGTTGAAAATCCAGAAGTTGGAGCGTACATGCACTCGCAAGTAGAAGCGTTTAACCATTATGTAAAGCCTCGTAATCTACCAATTGAGGCTCAAATTGTACACCGTCCAGTAGAACATTCTTATTTTGTTTTGACTTTGGGACGTGGTTACTTTTTACCTTTAAGAAGTGGTGCTGGACGTTGGTGTACTCAACGCTTAAAAATTTCACCACAAGATAATATGCTAAAGTCAATTGATCCTTCATATATCATCATCGGAACTCGCTTATCAGAATCAGCAAGCCGTGAGGCTAGTATTCGAAAATGGTCGATTAGTGATCGTGTAGGAAAACATGTTTCACTTAAAAATACCCATACATTTATGCCAATCGTTGACTGGACGATTGATGATGTTTGGGCGTATCTATCGCAAGGCTCACTAGGATGGACCACAACAAATGAAGTAAGACGTATTTATAAAGAAGCAACAGGTGAATGTGGAGTAAGTAATCCACGTGGAGTTGAGAACATCGCAGCAAAAGCAGAAGCATGTGGCGCAAGGTTCGGCTGCTGGCTGTGTCCAGTAGTTGCTAACGACCGATCCACAGAAGAAATGACGAAATATCACGCTTGGCTAGAGCCGTTGACTTACTATCGAGAACTACAGGCGAAAGTGTACGGAGACTTTAAACCGATTAAAACAAAAGGACAGTCGCGCGCTCACCGCAGCCAAGAACTCCGTAAATGGGAAGCGATCAACGAGCAAATACGTTTAATTACAAAATGTGGGTACAATCGTGCAGGCAAACGTATGAAAGATGGACAAGGGACATTTACAGTAGAAGCAAGGCGATACCTGTTCGATGAACTTATGGCGACCCAAAAGCTTGTTAATCGTCTACGCAAATACGAAGGTTTAGCGGATATAACACTTATAGATAATGAAGAAATCTCCTTAATTAAGAAGCTATGGGCGGACGACGAAGTGAATACGCCTCACGTTGTCACAAACGCAATAGGACGCAGTATTGACGGATTATCACCGTTAGTTGACGGAAAAATTAGTGAAAAGAAATTTGCTGAATATATAGAGTTAAGAAAGTCGAAGGAAGCAAGTTAAGAAAATTGGGTAAGGAGGTCTAAAATGGATAGAGCGATAAAACCAATAAAAATAACGATAAGTGAGCGAATAACAATAGTTATCAGCGACACAGTTAGCGTCATCGTTACAGATAATATAGCGAATATCTCAGTACACTTATAACTCTTTAATCGGTATGTACAGCGACATACTACTTGCCTTTTCGGTTGACGGTTGGCGACGATCAACGCGAAATGAAGACAATCAGTTATTACATACCGACGAATGGTTGCAGCCATTTGCGGTATAGCAACAGTATTGTACACAGTGCTTAGCAGTAGCACATACAGGCGATAAATGGACGATAGAGACTGAGTTTTTGCGGGATATAGATATTTGGCGATGTCTATATCCTAGCAATTACATTTTCATTTTATGCTACTAATAATTTTATTACAGATTTATAAGAATATGCAAACGAATTATTAAAGGTGATTTAAACGGTTGGCGACGTTTATATCCTTAAAAGAAACGAAAGGAGTTATTACATGACTGACACAACGACAAAACAGCCATTTGTAATAGTGTATAAACAAATTCTTAATGACACTCGCATAACGAGGTCGAGTGACATAACTGTTTATTGTGCGCTATCGGCATATGCAGATAATATAACTCGTCAGTCTTGGGCTTCTATTGCGACTATTGCAAAAATGGCACGATGTAGTGAAAGTTCGGTTAGGCGTGCATTAAAGACTCTAAGTGACTTAGGATACGTTAGAGTTGACAAGCAATATGACCGAATAGGTAAGCAAACATCCAATTTATATACGGTATTAAACCTATAGGGGTATCAAATATGATAGGGATACCCTGTCAAAATTGATAGGGACACCCTTACGTTTTTGATAGACAAACTATACTTATATTTAACTAGACTTATATTAACTATAAAAATATTCACGAGGATTTATGCTTTAGCATAAATCCTCTATGTCGCTATCGCTCCATATCAATAATAATATAACGATATTTTTATTTAAAAGCATATCGACAGTTTATATAAACAACGAAACCATTAATCAGAATATGTGAACATATTAACGTTAATATCTATGACTATATATTATTGACTGTATTAAATAATAAAAGAATAAATAAGGCATATACCACGCGGCTAACTTGCGCCATTACAAAGGAGATTAATTAAATGACGATAGATAATAACAGTATTCAACTATTATTGAAGCAAACAACTTGTGACCACGTATTCAGTTTTTCTGTACAAGATGCTACCCCTATTTTTAAGTGTGAAAAATGTTCATTAGAAGAAATATTTACTGGAAATGTTCTGAGTAATGAAATTCCTTTCTATATGCCTTTAAACGTGTTTTAAAGCCCTTTATAGGCGTTGTGTAGATAAAGTCGAGGGTTTTGTTGTCAAGGAAGAAAAGTGCCTTAAATCGAACGTAAATGATGAATTATGACGTTGTATTAACGCTATATAATACGCAATAAAATTAGACTTTTTTTAGTCATAATAGCCATATTTATCAGCTTTTTGTGCCTATACATTATAGGAAAGAATACGTTGAATTAACGTAAAATAAACTCAGCTGATACTGTTTGCATGGTGTAAATAGTTACGGTAAAATAGAAGTGAAAAAAGAAGGCTTTCACCTTCTTCTTTCTATTGGTTTAGCGACGTTTATTCTTAGCGGGATTGCGTCGCTTTTTTGTATTCTTTTTCGTTAATGTTTGTATGTTCACTGCTATTGAGGAAAGACCTCCTAAGATGCCAACAATCGAACTTACATACATTAGTAGTTTTTCGTAATCCATTTTGTTCACCTCCTTTTCTATACTTTTATTATAACATCTATATTGACTCGCGTCTATATTATTTACCGTATTTTTAACGTAAAAATTACGGTATTTTTATTTGTGTATTGTTATGTAATGCAACCTTTATGTGTATTTTATCTTTGAATATAGTGATAGGCACGATAAAGTAAATTTATTGAGGCTACTGATGTAGTCTTCTTTTGTGATGACAATACTTTCCTTTTATTCTATGATGGTAGTAGATTAATAGGATAGGAGGAATAGATTTGACAACTAAAATTATTGGGATGAAAGAGGATAAGGGGACGGATTCTAATTGCAACTGCGGAGGATCACTGGTTTACCAAAATGCTTGGGATGATTTATTTGACAGATATGATCCGAATACGTCGTCACATGATGAAATATATAGCAAAATTTATAATAGGGACCATCAAGCAAAATATATTTGTAACAAATGTAAATTAGAAGTATTTGTTATACCTGATTATCAAATTAAAAAATAATACATAAAAGTCGCACTCACTACGAGTTGTGGCTTTTTATTATGCTTATATTCATTAAGAATCCACCATGTTAAGATAATAATAGTAAATATTGGGGGAATTTAAATGAAAAGAGTCATAGAAGTAATTCTTTCTATTTTTGTAGGAGTATTTTTATTTGGAATTTTCGCTATCACTTTTCAAGTAATAGGAGGGGATAGTTCTAATAAAGCTGCTATTATAGGTGGAATATTGAGTATGTTTGGTGGATTAATAGGTGCTTTCGGTGCTTATTTTATTGCGAAATGGCAAATGAATGTTTTATTAGAGAGGCAATACGAAAAAGAAAAAAGTAAATTTACTTGGGAAATAAAAGTTAATAAAAAACTAGAAGTAATAAGCATTTTAAATAATAAAATTAATGAATTAGATTTATTTAGAAAGGAATTTCTAAGTCATAATTCGACTGTACGTATTTATTTGAGAAAAATGATTAAAGAGAATCCTGATATTAAGGCCATTACTTTACCACAAGGTTATATAGAAGAATGTGAAAAATTCTTAGATATGATAACTAATTTTGCTCTTACTTTCCAAATATTATTTTCCTATAAATCGTTTTATAGTAAAGATTTTTTAAATCTATTAGAAAAATTAGATAAAGATTTACTTCAATCTTATAAAATTATAATTAAAGATATATCTAAAAATGATTGGGAAATTAAATGTTCCCCAGAAGAGTTTTATGATAATTGGTATGAAGAAGATTGTAAAATAGAGAAAGAAATACATGAATTAGATACTAAATTTCTTAAACTATTAGATTATCTTATCAATGAAGTCTCAGAAATGTTACCTGATGAGTAAATGAAGTATGTTAGGTCGGAATATTTTTAAAGTCACATTACAAAGAGGTGTGGCTTTTAATGATATCTTGAAAGGTGGCAAGTAGGAATAATATTAAAACTCACAGAAATTTCAAGTTAATTTATACATGTTCTTTTCCAAAGGAAATTTATAATCATTTTACCTTTATGGATATGATTGTGTGAAAGGGGTTTTTATGTAAATATGTTATTAAAGAGAAATTAAGGGAGGTTTTAGATTGGACAGAAGAATTTGGGAAGTTGATTTTGATGTGATTGGTCCGATATCTATTGAAAGAAAAATTCAATTCAAGCAAGAAAAAGGATTCGATCCATATGACCCTTTTTATAGTGATATAGAATTATCAAAATGTCCATACGGCTTTAAAGCAACAATTACTGCATATGCTGATACTATAGATATTGCTGAGACTGTTGCATATGTATTTTTTGGTAGAATGAGAGATGTATTATCCTTAATTAATGATATGCCTATCCAATTACATAAAAACGAAGGGTTATTTAATTCTGGAAAGAGATTTGCAAGTAGAAGGAAATTAAAAAAAGCTGATATCATTGAAGCTTTTACACTATCTAGAGAACTAGAAGTTTTGCATCCAACTTTACTAAGGGCTATTGGTTGGTACTCTAAGGGAAAGTTATCACATAACGCAATTGATCAATTTTTCGCATTCTGGAATGTTGTGGAAATATTAGGTAAGAAATATCATGTTGAAACGGAAAGAACAAAAGGTGGAAAAACTAAAAACCAAATTTATCAATGTTTTGAAGATTATTTTGGACCATTATCCGAATGGAAATTACCTGAGGGTTGGATAGACAATATGTATTCAAAAAGAAATATGATATTTCATGGTGGAGAAGATACTACACTTGACGCAATAAATGAAATTTCTAAGATGATTCCCTTATTAGAGAGAACTTCTAAAGATTTAATTAATAATATTATTGATAAAGAATATAAGAAGATCCATCATGGTTTAGTTATTACTGAACCATGAAAATGCAAAAACAAAAATACAGAGGTGAAGATTTTGAAAAGATTTAGTTCAACAATAACAGGTTTTGAAAATGTAGATTTTGAAAAGCTTAGGGAAGAAATGAAGACATCTAGTAAAAAAATATCATGCCATTATTGTAGTTACACTTCTGAAAATCGAAATGAATTCAAAATAAAAAGCATAGTAGTATTGGAAGAAATAGATGATAGGTATATTGCAGATAATAATTTTGTCTTATTATGTTATCAATGTTTAAAAAAAGATTACTAAACTTTTTTTTATAGTCACGTTTATACAAGCGTGGCTTTTTATTATGCAATTAATTATAAATTGTGGGGGATGAAGAACGTGATGATAAATGAACTTTTATAAATCAAAGTCTTGGCGTAGTAAACGCGCTAAAGTTTTAAAGCGTGATAATTATGAATGCCAGGAGTGTAGGCGGTACGGTAAGAATCGAACTGCTACTACTGTACATCATTGCAATCCATTAGAAACACATCCACAATGGCGGTTAGAGTCTTGGAATCTATTATCACTATGTACTGCTTGTCACGATAAAATGCATGATAGAACTAACAGCAAGTTGACTGAGTTAGGCGAATATTGGGTAGACAAAGTGAAAAAAGTGGAGGGTACAGAATGGTAAACAAGAGAACATGGAGAGAGTTTAGGGAGTCAGGAATGCTTTGGTGGATTAACATGATACTTCACACATTTGGTTGGTCAATTGTCATAAACATTGATAATAACGGTGATATAACAGATGCATACCCAGCAAGAGTTAAATACAGAGGATTTACAGAGAAACATAACACAGAAGGTTATATCAACGTTTCGAAATATTTAAAAGAAAATATTGTTGAAATTGAAAAAGAATCAAAAGAATAGCCCCCCATATCAAAACACTTCTATAAGGCATCGGGAGACCGAGGAGGGGGACTTTTTCCAATAGAGCGTAATTTTTAAAATAATTTTTTGAGGGAGGTGAAAGGCATGTCGAAGGTACCAAGTAAAGAAACAATTAAGCGTCGAACAGTGAGTGATATGAAAGCGTTGGGAGTACATAAACCGCAATATAATCGCTTGATTGACGCATATTCGGATATTGTACATCAATATTTAACTTTGACCGAAAGGTTTGAAAAAGAAGGCTATGAATATGAAAGCTACACAGCCGCAGGAGGCGCAAAAAAATCGCCAATTGTCGCAACCTTGGAATCACTTAGAAAAGACATTCTCGCATACTCTGATCGACTTTGCCTGAATCCAAAATCAAATGACCCAAACAATAAAGCTCCAACAAAGAATACAGGTTTAGTAGAGGCTTTGAATAGTCTTGGAGGCTAAGTATAAAAACTATGACCTTGTAATGGAGTATGCGAAATCAATTGTGGAAGGTCGTAAATTGGCGAACAAAGAGCAAATACAAGGGTGTGAACGGTTTTTACGGGATTTAGAAAATCCTGCATATGATTTTCGACCAAAAGATGCTGAATTTGTTATCGGTATTATCGAGAAAACATTCGTACATGCACAGGGCGAAATGCTAGATGGTACACCGTTGCGAGGTAAGCCATTCTTATTAGAGCCATTCCATAAATATCAAGTTTATAATTTGCTAGGGTTTTTTCATAAAGATACGGAGATTAGACGTTTCAAAGAAGCATTTATTTATATACCTCGAAAAAATATTAAAACATCCTTTGCAGCTGCATTAGCGTGGGCGTTAGGTTTGTTAAACAGGCGTTCTGGATCTAAGGTGTATATTGTTGCGGCTGCTTTAAAACAAGCACTCGAAAGTTTTAATTTCATTAATTACAACCTTGTTCAAATGGGCGAGAAAGAGAATTTTCGTGTGATTGATAATAACCAAGAACATTCTATTCGAGGGGATCTAGGTGATGGGTCTTTGTTTATTCAAGCATTGGCCGCCAATCCAGATAAGCAAGACTCATTAAACTGTAATATCGGTATTGCTGACGAAATGCACGCTTATAAGACACCGAAGCAATATAACATTATAAAAGAAGCAATGAAGGCATACACCAATAAATTGATGATTGGAATAACTACCGCTGGTGATAATATGTCTTCTTTTTGTTATCAACGTTTACAATACTGTAAAAAGATATTAGACGGCACAGTGATAGACGAACAATACTTCGTCTTTATCGCAAAAGCTGACGAAGATGAAAAAGGGAATGTGGACTATACGAATCCAATCGAACACGAAAAGGCGAATCCAGCTTATGGCGTGTCAATTCGTCCACAAGACATGTTAAATGATGCATTACAGGCACAGAATGATCCACAACAAAGGAAGGACTTTTTAGCAAAGTCTTTAAACATCTATACTTCTGCTGTAAAGGCATATTTCAATATTGACGAGTTTAAAACTTCTGACAGGAAGTATAACTGGACTATAGAGGATTTAGCGAAATTACCTATCACATGGTACGGAGGTGCTGACTTATCAAAGATGCATGATTTAACAGCTACCGCGCTATACGGTCACTATAAAGGC